AATTCTTCTCTCGGTGATACGGATGAATTTTCAGACAGAGGTTGGGGAGGTAATACCTGGTCTCATGGTAACTGGGGTGAAGTAAATCAAACTGATGTTCTAGTTACTGGTTCTCAATTACAATCAACATTAGACAATGTAACTCCTTTTCCTGAATTTGGTTGGAGTGGAGGAGTTTGGAATTCTTCAAATGGTGGTTGGGGAGATCTTGCAAATGTTCAAGTAGATGCAACTTCATTCCAATTACAAACAAATATTGGTGAAGAAGGAACTGAGGGTGAAATAAATGCAGGTTGGGGTAGAAAAACTTGGAATAATGCTGAAGGTTGGGGTATTGCAGGCACTCTTCAAGCTGATGGAATACAATTACAAACGACAAGTCCTGGTGTATCTATTGATGCAGAAGTTAATACTGGTTGGGGTCGATTAGAATGGGGTAATGGTGCATGGAACGTAGGATTCTCTGTTGAACTAGGATCGTTAAGTTTACAATCAAATATTGGAGAAGAAGAAGCCTTTACTAATTTTACGGCAGAGCCTGCAGGGTTGCCTTTACAATCAACTATAGGCGATGCACACGAAACTACGGCAGATGGTCAAGTCGCGGTGTTTACTAATTTATTACAAACATCACAAGGAGAAGCAGTTGGAGCACAAGACGTTATTATTGATGCATCTACAAACCTTATTCAATCATCAATTGGGCCAGTAGAAGTAGGAGCTTTAACTTTAGTAGAGATTGATGGAATACAATTACAAACAAATATAGGTGAAGAGGATTTATCTGGAGAAGCCATAGTAAGTGCAACTGGAATACCGTCAGCTTTCCTAATAGGCACAGCAGATGGTGTAAGTGTAGCTGAAGCCACTGGTTCACAATTACAAACATCTATTACTGGACCACAAGAAATTAATGGTAATGCAACAGTAGATTTAACGGGCATACAGTTGACTGGCACTCTCGGTTCACTTAATATTACACCATGGAATGAAGTAGATTTAGGAGTCAATAATACTTGGACTGAGGTTGATTTGGCTGCTTAGATTTAGTAATATAACAATATAAGGATTTAAAATTATGGCATCAACATTTACTGCACTCGGAGTAGAACTTCAAGTTACCGGTGAAAACGCTGGTACGTGGGGTGATAAAACAAATACAAATTTACAATTAATTTCACAATTATTAGACGGATTTAATCAAACATCAATTGCTGGCGGAGCAGGCACAACTGCATTAGACGTTGTTGACGGAAATACAACTGGTACAGCGCAACAAAATTTCATTGAGTTAACAGGCACAATTACTGGTAACAGGATTGTTACTATACCGACTGACGTGGAAAAACTTTATGTAATTAGAAATTCTACATCAGGGGCTTTCACAGTTGAATTTAAATATGCTTCTGGATCGGGCTCAAGCGTAACTTTTGCTACAACTGATAAAGGCACAAAAATGTTAATGGCAAAAGCTGATGATGTCACTAATCCTAATATCATTGACGTTAACATGGTTGACACTGCTGGTGTTCAAACTTTAACTAATAAAACTTTAACTTCACCTAAAATAGGAACTTCGATATTAGACACTAATGGACTTGAATTAGCTTTACTTACAGCTACAGGTTCTGCTGTAAATGAGTTTACTATAGCCAACGCAGCCACAGGAAATAATCCAAAATTATCTGCAACAGGTGATGACACTAACATTGGTATTGATTTAATAACAAAAGGAACTGGAGTAATTAATGCTGAAGACAGCGGTGGAAACGTTTCTGCAGTTAAGATAGCAGGGAAAGAAACTATATGGGTTCCTGCTCAAGCGATGTATGCAGCGACTACTAACGGAGCTGATGCAGAGCAAGTAGAAACAACAGCAACAAGACCAGATTTAAAAGTTTTTGATTTTGATGCTAGTACAAAACAATTTACTCAATTTTCAATAGCCATGCCAAAATCATGGAACGAAGGCACTTTAACTTATCAAGTTTATTGGACACCTTCCACTACTAACACAGGAGATGCTATTTTTGGTTTACAAGCTGTTGCTTGTGCGGACAGTGATACAATCGATGTTGCTTTTGGAACTGCAGTCAATATTACTGATGCTGGAATCGGAACAGTTGAAGATCAACAAATTACATCTGAAAGTGGTGCAATGACAGTTGCTGGAACTCCAGCAGCAGGAGAACAAACTTACTTTCAATTTTTTAGAGACGCAGCAGATGGCAGTGATACTTTTACCGGTGAATGTAGAGTTCTAGGCATTAAATTATTCTTCACTACAGACGCTGCTAACGATCTGTAAGGAGATAAAATATGTTTGGATATCAAGTACTAGGTTTTGGATCTGGAGGAAAAAGAACTTATCAAGTTCAGTTTCTAGTCGTAGCTGGCGGTGGCGCTGGCGGAAGAGCCACTAATTATGGCGGAGGCGGCGGAGGAGCTGGCGGCTTTCGTACGATTTGTTCTAAAACATTTTGTGTCGCTGTAGGCGAAGCAATTCCAATTACAGTAGGTTCTGGTGGATCTCAAGCAGGATCAACTCCTGTTGTAGATGCTTCTGGAAACAATTCAATTTTTTCAACAATAACATCAGCTGGCGGAGGCGGAGGCGGTGGAAGAGACAACGCGCCAAACGCTCCTTATCCAAGTAATAACATAGGTAATTCTGGAGGTTCTGGCGGAGGCAGTAACAGTGGACCTTCAGGTGTAGGTGGAGCAGGAAACACACCCCCAACTACACCACCTCAAGGAAATCCAGGAGGAAGAGGACATGTCACATCAGGGACAGTAAGTGCTGGAGGCGGTGGTGGCGCTGGTAGCGCTGGAACGAATGGATGTAATAAAACAGGAGGTCCTGGAGGAAGCGGCACGGCTTCTTGTATTAGTGGATCGTCTGTTACAAGAGCTGGCGGCGGAGGCGGAGCTGGAGGTTATGGAGACGCTCCTGGCGGAAGCCCTGGATCAGGAGGACCTGGCGGCGGAGGCGCTTCAGGTGGTAGAAATTCTTTTGGCGGAGGCACTGCAGGAACGGCTAACACTGGCGGAGGCGGTGGCGGAGCTGGAGCTGGAACACCTCCACAAGTACCTTCTCCCGGTGCAGCAGCCGGAGCATCTGGAGGATCAGGTGTTGTAATTATAAGACGTGTAACTGCAGATTCTTGCGGATCTGGAGGCAGTGAATCAACATCTGGCGGTGACACAATTCACATTTTTAATAGTCCAGGAACATATACGGCATAGGAATTTATTATGGCACATTACGCAAAATTATCTGAAAACAATGAAGTTCTAACAGTTTTAACATTAGCTGATAAAGATGAACAAAACGAAGCTGGAGAAACTGTTGAGTCTCTTGGACAAGCTTATTTAGAAAAACACAACAATTGGCCAGCGCATCTTTGGAAAAAATGTTCTTATAATACACGTAATGGTCAACATCTATTAGGAGGAACTCCTTTTAGAGGAAATTACCCTGCAAAAAATTTTATATACGATCCTGAGAACGACATATTTAAACCAAAACAACCTTATGCATCTTGGGTTTTTAATATTACTTCTCATCAATGGGAACCCCCAGTTGCACCACCTCAAACTTCTACTACAATAGATGGTAAAGAGGTGCCTGATCTGTACGATTGGAACGAGAGCAATCAATCTTGGGACAAAAAACCAACAGATTACCCTTCTATATAATTTAATTTTTATATAAGTTAAAATATGCTATAAGAATAATATGCATAAGACTGTGCTAACAGAAAGTTTCATTTTACATGATTTAGTTAGGATGCCAAAAAATTTTGAAATAGATTGGCGAATTCTAAAAGGAGGAATAGTTTATTCGAGTTTATTATCAAAAGAAGAAGCCTCTTTAAATACACACTATCTTCCACGGCCTAGGTATAAAGTGCCCTTTTCAAAAGCATTAGACATGTTAAACACTTATATTATTGAGCACATTTTTTTAAAACATAAAATAAATGTTTTTAATTTAGATATATGGGGAAATAGTATTTTTCCTAATGAGCAATTAGATTTAAGTAAGGATGTAGATCCAATGGATTTAAGAAACAGCCCTGATTTTGTCATGATATATGGAGTAAATATTAATGATCCAAAAGCCACTATTACTTTTCATTACGATGATAAAAGAGCAAAAGATAGAGAATATGTTTTACCCTTAAAAAACAATCAATTTTTATTTTTTCCATCGCATCTGCTTTATAAAATTAATAAAAATAAAAGCGATGATTTAAATGTTTTGTTAACTATCACTTATAAATATGTTGCTTAATAATTATTATTGGTATTTTAAATCTGTTATACCTCCAAGAGTGTGCGATTTAATTATTAAACACGGGAAAGAAACAAAAGACAGAGAATTAAAAGCTCTTACGGGAGGACTATCTCATGATAAAAAATTAACTAAAAAACAAATTAAAGATTTAAAAAAGAAAAGAGACTCTAATATTGTGTGGCTTAATGATGAGTGGATATACAAAGAAATATTACCTTATGTAAGAACAGCAAATGTCAATTCGGGTTGGAATTTTGATTGGGATTGGTCTGAATCTTGTCAGTTTACAATATATAGAAAAGGTCAGTTCTATGATTGGCATTGTGATAGTTGGAATAAACCTTATGAACAAGAGGGACCAATGAAAGGCAAAGTGCGAAAACTTTCTGTTACGGTAACTTTAACAGATCCTAAAGAATATACTGGAGGAGAACTAGAGTTTGACTTTAGAAACACAGATCCTGATAAAAAACGTAATATTAAAAAATGCACAGAAATATTACCAAAAGGTTCCTTAGTCGTATTTCCATCTTTTGTATGGCATAGAGTTAAACCTGTAACAAAAGGAGAAAGGAACAGCCTAGTAATTTGGAATTTGGGTTATCCATTCAAATAGTATGACAACAAAATTTAATGCTTTTTCTTATTTTGAAACACCAATTTGGAAACAAGAGTTTCCAGAACACGTTGCTAAAACAAACAAAGTTTGTAACAAGTATATCAATCAGGCAAAGAAAAAAGATAAAGATATTTTACTAAAAAGAAATAAAGCGTATAAAAAAAATATAGGCGATTTTAGTCACGTTTTTCATTCAGGAGATATTCATAATGACATGGATTTATTTGATCTTGTTAAATTAGCAGGGCAAGCTAGTCTTGATTTTTTAAATTGGACAGGTGTTAATACTAATTTAATTAATTTAAAATTTACAGAATTTTGGGTTCAAGAATTTGGTAGCCGTGCAGGTCAGCATGATCAACATATACATTGGAACAATCATGTGTCAGGATTTTATTTTTTAAAAGCCTCAGATAAATCTTCTTATCCGTTATTTCACGATCCTAAAGCTGGTGCTTTAATGACTAAGCTTCCTCAAAAAGATCAAACAAAAGCAACCACTGCAAGTAATATTATTCATCACAAAGTAAAACCCGGCACTATGATTATATTTCCATCTTACCTGCCTCATCAATTCGCCATTGATTTAACTGGAGAGCCTTTTAGATTTATACACTGGAACATGCAGGGCATACTTAAATGAGCATTAAAATAATAGACAATTTTTTAAAAAAAGATGTTTATTTAAATATTAAAAAAACAATTGATTTAAATACCTTCCCTTGGTTTTTAAACGTAAAGGTGGGCTCAGGTGTAGATATTAAAGACTTAAAAGATAAATACAACTATCAATTTACTCACGTTTTTTTTGGTAACAATGCTATTAATTCTAATTATTTTAATATGCTTAAACCTATTTTAGATAAACTTAAAGTAAAAGCATTAATAAGAATTAAAGCTAATTTAAATCCCATATCACATAAACTTGTAAAATGTGATATTCACAATGACCAAAGTTTTGATTGTAAAGTTGCAGTTTACTATTTAAATGATAATAATGGTTATACCATGGTTGGTAATAAAAAAGTAAAAAGTAAAGCTAATAGAATGGTTATAATGAACTCAAAGGTAAAACATTATGGAACTAACTCTACTGATTGTACCAACAGAATGGTAATTAATTTTAACTATTTTTAATATGAACTTTAAAAAAGATAAATATTGTGTGGTTAGAAACGTTATGCCAAAAGAACTAACTGAGTTCATTTATAATTATTTTATGCTTAAAAGACAGGTTGCTAAAACCATGTTTGATGCAAGATTTATATCTGAGTATACACACGAGTGGGGAACATGGAAAGACGAACAAGTTCCTAATACTTACTCCCACTATGCAGACATAGCTATGGAAACTTTACTTGCAGGAGCTTTACCTGTAATAGAAAAAAAGACTAAATTAAATCTACATCCTAATTATTCTTATGCAAGAATATATAAATATGGAGATGTATTAAAAAGACATAAAGATAGATTTAGTTGTGAGATATCCACTACCTTAAATCTTGGCGGCGACCCTTGGCCAATCTATTTAAATAATGGAAAAAAAGATATTAAAGTAGACTTAAAACCAGGAGACATGCTTCTTTATCAAGGTATGATATTAGAGCATTGGAGAAAGAAATTTGAAGGTGATCATTGTTGCCAAGTGTTTTTACATTATAACAATAAAAAATCTAAAAATGCAGATAAAAATTTATATGATCGCAGACCTCATTTAGGCTTACCTGGATGGTTTAAAAAATGAGAATACTTGTGTTTGGTTTACCTGGGTCAGGTAAAACAACTTTTGCCAGACAATTATCTGCAGGTTATGCTTACTTTAATGCTGATGAAATTAGAAAAATGTTTAATGATTGGGATTTTTCTGAAGAGGGTAGAACAAGACAAGCGCAAAGAATGGGATGCTTATCTTCTTTAGTTGATGGACCTTGTGTTGTTGATTTTGTTTGTCCCTTTGATGAAGACAGACACGAGTATGATTTAAAGGTTTGGATGAACACAATAAAAAAAGGTAGGTTTGAAGATACAAATAAAATGTTTGAAAAACCAGCCCATTGCAATTTTGAAATAACAAACTTTGATTATCAAAATATTATTAAGGATATACGTGATAAATTATAAGAAACCCACAGCACAAATGCTTGGTAGATTTCAACCTTTTCATGAGGGTCATTTTGAATTATTTAAAAAAATATTAGAGAGAACAGGGCAAGTTATAATTATGGTTCGCGATTGTGACGGAGAAAACAATCCTTATAACTTTGGTGCTGTAAAAAGAAAAATTATACGTAGGTTAAAAGAATACAGAGGAATGTTTGAGGTTGTTCGTGTACCTAACATTACTCACATTTGTTATGGTAGAGGAGTCGGTTATGAAATTGAAGAAATTAAACTATCGGCACAAATAGAAAGTATTTCAGCTACAAAAATTAGAGATAATAAAAATGAGTAGTTCATATGTGGCTATGTATACTCATGGTTTTATTTATGGATATTTTAAAAATATAAATAACAAATACTTAAAAAAAGCAGCTATAGAAAATTATAAAAATAGAATGAGCACAAATAGAAATACAACAAGATCAGAGGATATTATAATTCCATTGAACGAAGAAATAAAAAAGATAGCAACTGAAATGTCTAAAATTTACTATAAGCATTTCAATAAAAAATTAAAAATAGCAGATTCAGGAGAACAAAATGACTATTGGGCTCAAGTTCATCTTGAAAGAGAAAGTACACAGTATCATAATCATTATGATGTAAATGTCGATGTGGTTGGAGTGTATTATGTTAGTGTGCCAAAAAATAGTGGAGATTTAATCCTTAAATATAAAAAGCATGAACTAGATATTTCTAAGTGGTATTTTCCGCCAGAAACAAATAAATTTATTATTTTTGATTCTGGTTTGGATCACGCTGTTGCACCTAATGCAAGTAAACAACCAAGAGTTTGTATATCTATAAATTTTAAAATAAACTAAAATAATGTTATTACAAAAGATAGAATTATATCAAACAAAAAAATTTCAATACTTATTAATACCTAAAAACGGAAGCACGTCTGTATTAAAATGTTTTGAAAAAACTCCACACATAGTCACAAGAAGTTTTGCAAACAAAGTACGATGGACAGTTATTAGAGAGCCTATAGATAGATTAATATCCGGTTTAACTTATGATCTTAACTTACAAAAATTATCTGTAAATGATATTACAATAGATTCTTTATTTTATTCAAACATGCATTCTGTTGTAAAAGAATTTCATTATGTGTCTCATACCTCTCTACAAATATATTATCTATACAATGCAAAAATAAATTGGTATGTTGATTTGAAAGATTTAGATATATTTTTAAAAATGCATTTCAATAAAAATGTCAAAATAAATAAAGGTTTGACTAAGCTAAAGGCTCAAGTAGAAGATTTTGTCATTAAGAATATAGATAAAATTAAACCTTTTTTAATGCCTGATATTAAGTTGTATGAAGCAGCGCAACAATCAGAGCAACTATGGCAATGGCAAAAGGGAAGAATATTCGATGAAGAAAAGTGATATATTAAAAAGATTCTCTAAGTTATTAGTCAAACCAAGTTACCCAAAAAGAAAAATGGCCTGGAACATAAAAGGTAGATTAAAAAATTCTAACCATGTAGATCGATTTGATGTTCAAGATTTTAAAATTTTAGAAAATGGTCAAGAGGGAAGATTTGGCAACCTTTTTGACAATGTTGATAAAATGGTTTTTGAGAGAAAAGATAAATGGATTATTGTTGATATGAAAGAATTATCTAAATTTTTATTAGATAACAATACCTTAAAAGTTCATTTAGACGATCTAATAACGAATACAGACTGGACTGTTTTTATACCTAAAAACAAACCCTAATCTCAAAGGCCTATGAGTTTAAGTTGCATCTCAAGTTTGCTATAATACCGATATGCCTTTGAATTTTGTAAATATAAGACCAGGATTTAACAAGCAAATTACTCCAACTGCTGCAGAAGGTCAGTATATAGATGGAGATAACGTTAGATTTAGATACGGATTGCCTGAAAAAATTGGCGGATGGGAACAATTGACAGCCAGCACCATCGTTGGTGCAGCAAGAGCTCAACATCAATGGACTGATTTAGATGGTCGAAGATATGTTGTTATTGGTACCCATAAAGCTTTAATACTTTATTACTCAGAGGCTTTTTACGATATCACTCCTTTAGACACCGCAAAGAGTGGGGGAACTTTTAATACATCTAGCGGTTCTGCCACAGTCACCGTTAATCTAAGCTCACATGGCTTAGAAGTTGGAGATCTATTTACTTTCACAATCAGCTCCGCTCCAACAGGTTTTGTTGCTGATGATTTTAGTGGGACTTTTCAAGTAGTAACCACACCTGACATTAATTCTTTTACTATCACGATGGATTCAACCTCTTCAGGCACAGCTTCATCATCTGGCTCCGCATCAATAAATCCATATGTCAAACCAGGAGCTTTAAATCAAACATTTGGTTTTGGTTACGGCACAGGTTTATGGAGTGGTACTTTAGCTGGTGCGATATCATCTACATTAAATGGATCTCTAGCTGATGACGCGCAAGGTAATAATGGTTCAGCAACAAACATAACTTTAGCCGATGCATCCTTATTTCCAACTACAGGTGAGATTTTAGTTGGCGGTGAATTAATAACGTACACCGGAAAGTCATCAAACGACCTTACAGGGATAACAAGAGGAGCTAACGGATCTACAAGATCAGCGCATTCTAATGGTGCGATTGTAGAGGACACTACAAACTTTGTTGGTTGGGGTCAAGCCTCATCTGCTAGCACAGTTGTTTTACCATCAGCTGACTGGTCTTTAGATAATTTTGGGCAAAATTTAGTAGCAACAATATTAGACGGAAAAACTTTTACTTGGGAGCCAATCAATATTAATTCAAACGCTCCTCAAACTAGAGCAGTAGAGGCTTCAGGAAATCCAACTGCTTCAGTCATGACAATTGTTTCAGATCAAGACAGACACTTATTTCATTTAGGTACAGAGACAACAATAGGTGATCCAGCTAAACAAGATAAAATGTTTATTAGATTCTCAGATCAAGAGGACATAGCAGATTATGCTCCAACTTCTACTAATACAGCTGGAACTTTTCAACTTGATGACGGCACAGAGATTAGAGGTGCTGTAAAAGGTAAGGATTATATTTTTATATTGACTGACACGGCTGCTTACATTTCTCAATTTGTAGGTCCTCCGTTTACATTTTCAATAAGAAAAGTTGGATCTAACTGTGGTTTAATTGGTAAACATGCGGTTGTTTATGCAGACGGTATAGTTTACTGGATGGCAGATTCTGGAGGATTTTTTGTTTACGATGGAACTGTTAAAAGTCTTGATTGTTCTGTGGAGGATTTTGTATTTACAACCAATAACACAGGAGACTTAGGTATAGAATTTGATCAAGCCAAAAAAGTTTACGCTGGCTATAACACACTTTTTGGTGAGGTTACATGGTATTATCCAAAATCAGGTTCTAACATAATAGATCGAAATGTTACATTTAATTATACTGAAGGTGTTTGGACGACAGGCTCATTAGCTAGATCGACTTATTATGATGCTCAATTATTTGATCATCCCTACGCTACAGAATATAATTTAACTGGGGTTCCTACCTTTCCTACTATTAAAGGTGTTACAAATACTAATGGCGCATCAACATTTTATGAGCATGAGAAAGGTGTTGATCAAGTAAATACGTCGGGGACTACTGCCATACTAGCAAATGTTCAGTCTGGAGACTTTCAACTTTCTTTAGATGGTAATGGTGAATTTTTTACAAAAATTAGAAGGTTTATACCAGACTTCAAAAGAATTACTGGTGATGCTCAAATTACAATTAACTTAAAAGATTTTCCTGTAGACACGGCTGCTTCATCTCCTTTAGGTCCATTTACTGTGTCAGGGTCAACACAAAAGGTTGATACAAGAGCGAGAGGGAGAGCTGCAAGTTTAAAAATAGAAAACACAAGCACAGGTCAATCTTGGAGATATGGGACTTTCCGTGCGGACGTTCAACCTGATGGAAGAAGATAATGGCTAAAATTACTGCATACATTCCAGAACCTAAAGAAACTTATCAACCTGAAAATCAAAGACAAGTTTTACAATCTTTAGATACTGTAAAACAACAACTTAATACTTCTTATCAGCAGGACCTCAAGAATGAACAATCAACCTTTAACTGGTTTATATCATGACAATACAATATAAGAACGCAGGAGTAAATTTAACAACTACAGATACAACAACTGTTTTGACCTCACCGACATCAGCTAGATTTTTAGTAAAACAAATACAAATAGATAACGCCTCTGGTTCACCTGTAAATCTTTCAGTTCAATTTACAGATAGTTCAGCATCAGCTACATTTAGAATTAGAAACAAAGCTATTCCGGCGAATGAAGTTGTTGATATTATAAACCAAACTTTAGTTTTAGAAGAAGGCGATTCTTTAAAAATGACTGCTGGCACTGCAAATGAATTACAAGGTATAATCAGTTATGCTCAAATAGATAGATCACAAGAAAATGGCTAAGAAAAAACCAACTTTTGGTGTAAACATTTATACAAAAAAGACACCAAAAAAAAGACCTGGGAGACACACAAAGAGATTGAATAAACACAAAAAAAAGAGTATGAAGAAACAACGCTATAAAGGACAAGGACGGTAATATGGAAATAAGAAGAATACCTGCACATGCAGTAGAAAAAATTAAACACAAAAGGACTGGTAAGGAGTATAAAGACAAAGCTGAATTTGACGCTGATGTAGCTGATCCTAATACGGACACGACTTCAGCAGATTTTCAACAAGATCTAATTATAACTCCAGCTTCAATCGGTGGTAAAAGCGATACCAAATGAATCCTCTAGGAGGGACTGAGATTCAATATGGATTGTTGTATAAATACGTAGATAATGATCTACTAGACAATTTCCAAATAACTACATCAGTTCCAGAAAAAATTCCTTTAAGCAAAGATAAGATTAACATACTTTGGCAACAAAATTCTTATGACCAACCTAATTTAATTGATTGGTTTTCCAACAAAGATAATCATAAAAAATACGATTTTTACGTTTTTAATTCACACTGGTGTTATGAAAAATTTAGAATGAGGTTTAAAATACCTTGTCATAAATCTACTGTTATTAAAAATGCAGTTGAAAGATTTCCAGAAAAAATATTTTTAAGAAAAGACAAAGTTAAATTAATATATCATTCTACCCCTTGGCGTGGATTAAATGTGTTGTTAGGCGCGATGCAACTAGTAAAAAATAAAGACGTGGAGTTAGATGTATTCTCAAGCACACAGATATATGGTGATCAATTTAAAAAGCACAATGATGATCAGTATAAAGGTTTGTATGAGCAAGCAAAAGCTTTGCCTAATGTTAATTACATAGGGTATGTGAATAATGAAGAAATAAGAAAAAGATTACAAGAATATGACTTGTATTGTTTCCCTAGTATTTGGGAAGAAACCTCATGTATATCAGCTATAGAGGCCTTAACAGCTGGTTTACACATGATTACAACTAATTATGGAGCTTTGTTTGAAACATGTTCAGAATGGCCAGTGTACGTTAATTATACAAAAGATTATAAAGATTTAGCTAAGCTATTTGCTTTTTCTATTGATGAGGTTTGCAATTATTTGTACAAAGGTACAGTGCCAGATTTTTTAAAAAGACAGCAAGCATTTTATAATGACTTTTACTCTTGGGATAGACGTAAATCAGAGTGGAGTCAATTTTTACAAGGACTTTTAAATGAGCACAGATCCAAACTCTAAACCAATATGGTTTGACGAGAAAAAAGATTTAGACGAAAGAAGTATTTTTGTGGCTACGCCAGTGCATTCAGAAGTTAGTATACATTATACTCAATCATTATTAGAGCTTCAAAAGATGGCCATAAAGAAAAAAATTAAAATAGTTTTCCAACTTTATAAATCATCTTTAGTAACACAAGGTAGAAATCTTTGTGTATCTGCTTTTCTTAAAAGCGGGTTTAGTCATCTATTATTTATAGATTCAGATATAGGGTTTAAGGCTCAAAGTGCTTTTAATTTATTAGAAGCGAATAAAGATGTTATATCTGTTCCGTATGCTCTAAAGGATATGTGTTGGGATAAGGCATTGTACATGATTAAAAATAACAAAATTAAAAACGTTGATGATTTAAAATACAAAGCTTTTTATAGATATCCTTTTAAAGTCGCTAACGCTGAAAGTATCGAAGTTAAAGATAAAGCTATCGAGGTAACTCACTCACCTACAGGGTTTATGATGATTAAAAGATCTGTATTTGAGAAGATGATAGACAAGTATCCTGAGTACGAAATAATACAAGATAATATAATTAATGGTAAAAATGAAAGAGTTAAATATTTTTATAACTTTTTTGACACGCTCCACGACCCTAAAACTAAGACATATTTAGGTGAGGATTTTGCCTTTTGTAAAAGATGGAGAGATATGGGCGGTAAATGCTATTGTCTAGTTAATGACTATATTACCCATGTTGGAGAGCATCAGTATACAGCCTGCTTTGCTGATGAGTTGATTAAGCAATTTTAGAGTGGTAATATTGTAATACTATATAGTATTATTATGGATCCATTTACTTTAGCATTAGCCACTTTTGGCGTTCAAAAACTACGTGGTAAATCCACTAAAAGAGCATTAAGAGATGCTGCTATCATTGGTGGTAGCTCTTATGCTTTTGGACAAGCTGCTGGAGCTGGTATGATACCAGGTGTTACTCCAGGTTCAGGTATAGGTAAAATAGGTCAAGGATCTGCTTTTTCTGGCATACAAGGATTATTAGGCACGGAGGGAGTAACAAGAGAGGTAGCTCAAAAACAATTAGGTAAGGGTGCTACTGAAGCAGAAATAGCTAAAGCTATGAGAGGCACAGGCGTAAGAGGATTAGGAACTGGTGAGAAAATTTTTGCCGGCACCGCTTTGTTAGGTTTGTTAGAAGGTGAGGAGCCTGAAGTAAAACCTCCATTCACTGAAGAGGATTACAAAAAAGCTTATGATGAACAAGTAGCTAAATTAGGTGATGGATTTGCACCATTTACAGGAGCTCAACCATCAGTGTCTGAATCTTTTGCACCATCAACAATATACGCAGCTAAAGGTGGATTAGCAGAAATTAGAAAATTTAAAGAAGGTGGTGTAAATTTTTTACCCTCTAAATTAGATCATGATGAAAAAGATTTTAATAACTACGTAAGAGCACAAGGGTATGTGGAAGATGGTAGCGGAGCAGGTGATAAAGATGAAGACACTATGTTAGCGCAATTAGCTGATGGTGAATTTGTTTCAAGAGCTGATGCAGTTTTAGGTGCAGGTATTCTATCTGGTGCTAACCCTAAAAATTTTAAAGTAATGAGAGAAAAAGGTGCTGAATTTTTCTATGATCAACAAAAAAAATTAAAAAGAGTTTACGATTTATTAAATGAGAGCAAAACAAATTAAAATAAAAAAAGAAGTAAGTGTACTTTATATTCATCCAAAGAGTGTTGATGAATATTGGGCTTTATGTGAATTTAATCTTATTGAAGGTCTGAAATATGATGGAGATCCAATGAGTATTAAAGAATTAAAGAAAAAAATTAAAGACGGTACATATCAGTTATTTTTAATGTTTGGATCTGACTGTGGAGAAAAGTATAAAGTTTTTGGTGTTTACGTCACCCGAGTAATGAAACTGCCTAATTATAATCAGATGGAAGTTATTTTACTCAAAGGTGAAAAAAGAGAGCTTTGGCAAGATGAGGCAGCGGAGATGATTGAAAATTTTGCAATACAACATGATTGTAAAAAAATTGCTGTGCATGCTAGACCTGGTTGGCAAAAATTTTTAACAACAAAAAATTGGAAAGTTAAAAGATATTTATATACTAAGGAGTTGATATGAGTTTTATATTCGGTGGCGGTGGAGGTGGAGGATCCGGTGGTGGATCTTCTTCTGGAACGCAACAAAATATTCAAAGAGAAGCACCAGGTGTTGAGTCTAGAAAGCTAGCCTTATATGATCAAGCCGCAAAATTAGCAGCGCAACCAGTTTCTTTACCAGGTATTCAAGTTGCCCCAGCTACGGGTCTTGAACAAGCAGCATTTACACAAGCCGGTCAAACAGGGGTCGGTGCTCCTGCTGTTCAAGCAGGTATAGCAGCTGCAGCTATGGGTACAACAGCTCCACAAATTTCCCAATTCTTTAACCCATTTGATCAATTTGTTTCTGATGAAATTACGAGACAAGCAGGTATTGCGCAAAATCAATTAGCTGCTCAAGCCGTAAGAGCAGGCGCGTTTGGTGGTGGAAGAGAAGGAGTGCAAAGAGCTGAAATAGAAAGAGCACGACAAGCAAATATAGGTCAGTTAAGAGCTACAGGATTTCAACAAGCATTAGGAGCAGCGCAAGCTGAAAGACAAAGACAGTTACAAGGTGGTCAACTTTTAGGGGCTTTAGGTGCACAACAACAACAAATGGGTTTAGCGGATATACAAAGTCAATTACAAGCAGGTGCTGTTCAAAGAGGATTAGGTCAAGCTGCATTAGAAGCATCAAGACAAACTCAATTACAAAGACAGTTTGAACCTTTCCAAAGAATAGAATTTCTTAAAGGTATTATGACTAACTTACCTACAACACAAAGTACAATTACAGCAACCACGGCTCCCGGATCCAATCCTATATCACAAGCTTTGGGTGCTGGGCTAGGAGCATATTCTACTTATCAATTTATGCAACCAAGGAGATAAGATGGATAGTGTATTAACTAGAAAATTATTTAGAGATAAATACTTTCAACTACATAAACCTAAAAAGTTTAACAAGGGTGGTATTACATCTATACCTAAATTTCAAACAGGCGGATTTTTTACACCACAACAAGAAAAAGCCATATTAGGTTTTACGGTAGCTCAAGAATTATTAGAGGGTAAACAATCACCTGGTAGATCTAATATAAGAGGAGCACTAGCAGACTTATCAAGAGGTATTACAAAATTACCAGAGGCAGCTACAAACTTAGCAAAAGCTAGACCTAAAGCTCCTGAACCTGTTGAAACAATCAGAGAAGCAACAGCAGCGGAAAAAAGATCTTTTGGATATAATGAAAAAGATAGACTTATTGTTAAGGTTAAAGGAGGTACAGTTACAGGTATAGCCGATAAACCTACTGCTGGTGAAAGAGGCAAAGCAGCATCACAAGAAACTGTAATTAATACTGCAAAGGATGTTTTATTTTTGTTAGATAAAACAGGTGATCCCACAGGTAAGATAGGTGGATTAACTATAGGTATAAGATCTTATCTAGGTAATAAAGATTTAGCAGATCTATCTGTCAAAGTACAAGATCTAAAAAAATCTGCTATTCAAGCATTAAGGGGCGCACAAGTAGGTCCAGCTGAGGAAGCATCTTTTGAGCCATTATTACCAAGTGTTTATGATAGTCCTACTGTGATTCGTACTAAGGTAGAACAGATGGTCAAAAAATTAAGTGATATAAATAACAGATTATCTCCTACATCAGGTTCAGTAGATAGACAATTAAGTCAAAGAGAAATAGTAGAGCAATACCAGCAAGCGTATAAAAAATTAGGTATAGGTGAAGTTAAACTAGATCCTAATTTAAGTACATACGATGTAGACGCAGATGGAAACGTATTTAAGAGGCAATAACTATGGGAAAAATTAATGTCCAAGGTGTTGGGGTTTTAGAGATTGAAGGTAATGAGCCTAACGCTAATGAAATAGAAAAAATCAAAAGTTTAATAAATGAAAAAAACACAATGCTTCATCAAGGTATACAAGCACCTGATGCAGATCAAATAGAAAATTCATTTAACTTTCAAAGATTTTTATTAGAAGCTGGTCTTTCAATAGGTGGTGCGGTTGCAACTGGAGGCGCTACGATATTACCAACGTTAGCAAGAACAGCAGGCATGTTGTCTAAACCATTTTTAAAAAGATTAGCTATTACTGCTGGAGGATCAGCAGTTGGTGGTGGTACAGGTGCAGGACTTGCACAAACATTTGATCCAAGAGAAGATGTATTACAAGAAATTGCAAGAGGTGCAATGGAAGGAGCCACAGCTGAGATTATTGGTGCTCCTATCGCAATAAAAGGTGCAACATATCTAAACAAATATTTATCTGCTCCTGCAAAAAGACCAGAACTATTAAAAGGTGCTCAAGAAGCTGAAGATGCAATAGTTAGAAAATCACAAGATATATTATTAGGCGCTGCAGTAAAAAAAGGAGATAGAAAAGTATTTCAGTCTTTGGTCGATGATTATGCAAAAACAGGAAGAAAAGATATTGATAGTTTTGAAACATTACAAGAAGGACTCAAAGGATTAACAAAAGTTGATGACAAAATTGTTGACTTTGCTAGAGAAGCACAACAAGGTTTGACACCTGGTATTAAAACATCAACGAGAGCTTTAGAGATTATAGAAAACATTTCACAAAAATCTTTAATTGGTGGTGGAGGTATCACTAGAAGATATGAAGCAACAAGGGAAATAGGTAACTTAATTGCTGCAGATTACATGTCTAATGTTGCTAGAGTTGCAGGTAGAGATACTATGGGTGACATGTTTTTTTCTGCATTAGGTGGAGCCAAAGATCAATATAGATCTGCTGTTACAGGCGCCTTCTCTGCGGTTGATGACGCAATGGCTGCAGCTGGTTTAAAAAATTTTGGTATTGTTCCTTTTGGTAAATTAACAACAGGTTTAAAAAGAGGAGAAAAATTAGCACCTATGTTGAAACCATCTACTGAAGCTGTTCAATCAGTTGATGATTTTATAGCAGAGACAGCAGGTTTAGGTCAGTTTGCAAAAACAAATTCTTTTTTACAAAAAGATGTTCTAGGAGTTTTTAGAGGATTTGCTGATCAACAAGGCGGTAGCTTAACATTAAAACAAGCTACATTATTAAGACAAACCTTAAACAAAAAAATTGGTGAGTTAGCTAACATGAAAGGCACAGGTAAAGAAGTTGGAGTTTTAACAAGTATTAGAAATAGAATAGATGATGAACTAGATATAGTTTCTAAAATGGATGAAAAAGTTTTTGAATCCATTTACAAAGCTAAACCACCCAAAGATGCTTTAGCAAAATTAAAAAATGCAATTAAGTTCAATAAACAAGGTGCTGACGTTTTTAATGATTATACAATCAGGCAAATCTTAAATAAAGGTTTGACTGAAACAGCTGGTACTACTGATGATATATTTCAAACAATAGTTAAGGGAGGAGCCAAAACTAAATCTGTTGAAAAGGTTTTACAACAATTAGATGAACTCCCTAAATTAAAAGATCCTGTTACTGGAAAAGCTTTAATGACAACACAACAATCAGGGCAGTTAAAAAACTCTCTTAAAGGTCATTTTATTAGAAACATTTATAATAAATCTTTACAAGATTCTGGTTCTCAATATGGAGGACAGTCTATTAATGCAGCTAAATTTTCTAATTTGCTTGATGAAAATGAACCTGTTTTAAAACAATTGTTTAAAGGAGCAGAATTAAAACAATTACAAGAATTAGACAATACTTTGAAATTTGCTTATGGTGAATTATCCAGATTAGGTGGATTACCAGGTGGTGTATTTATACAGCTTAAGCAAGCGGGTGCAGCAACACAATTATTACAGCTAGGTGGTGCTGGTTTTGTAGGAGCAACGGCAGGTTTTTTATCTGCACCAACAGCAGCAATACTTTTAGGCCCAGCAGCTATGTCTTATGCTTTGTTAAAACCAGGAATAAATAAATTTTTATTTGGTAAAGCAGCTATTAAGAAATTTGCAGATAAAGATCCAAATAAAGTAATGCAAGCGTCTATTGTATCATTTAGACAAACTGTTGGTGGATTATTAAATGATAATATAATTACAAAAGAAGAAGCTGACAAGGCTTTAGCTGATGCAAAGATAGTAGAAGAATATTATAAAGTTAACAAGATACCTAGTATTCCAGGACCCAATGATCAAAGTGTCGTAGAAGGTGACCCATTAGCCGTTGATACTCAGGCACCGGAACCTACAAGCTTAAATCTTCCTGCTTTATCGACTCCTCTACCAAACGTGCAGCCATCAAACGTTGGAGCCCTATTTCCGCAGGATGGTCTATCACAAGCAATAGCAGCTAACAGAGCACCTGCTCAGTTGAAAGTTGGAGGAATTGTAAGTGCCAA